TAATTGAACATCTTTTAATGTATGATTGAGACATCGCTATAGTTGACACTCCAGTACTTACATAGTCTCCAGTGAACACATCACTTGCAAATGTTCTGTAGTCCCCATTAACGAAGAACTCGTAATTACTCACATTTACCCCGTCTACAAATTCCCATATATCTGCATAGAAGTTTTCAATCCCTCTGTAGCTCATCCACATATTATCATTCGTACCTGGTGAGCTAGCGTTACCCATAGCGTTAGATTGCCCTGTAGTGATCCCGTAGTCGCTTCCAGTATCATTACCATTACCTATGTATGTCGCTACATTAAAGTCTGCAAACTCCACGTAACATAGCATCCTTACAGCATTGAGCAAGTGCCAATCTGTTTGATGCCATCCTATACCATTAGCCTCAGCTTGTGCCCTAAATGTAGCTATCGTCTGTGTTCTAGTAGGTGTTACACCACTGATACTTTTCAGTACCCCACCGCTATTATAACCTTCGTATGCTCTGTAGTATCTGTAATCTACTTCCACTCCGCCTTTAATGAATGCTGGATGCAATAAGTAACCTACCTCTGCTGTCAACGACAAGCTTATCCTGTCTACATCACCTACTGTCTCAAGTTTCACATAGAACTTTGGTATTTCCACCATTACATTACCATCAGCCCCTGTCAGCACTGACACATCGCCATTCTCTTTAAAGTTACTATTAGTAGCATTTAAGTAGTAGTTTACTGTACCATCACTGTTCAGTACACATCGTTTCATCATTGATTGTATAGAAGTATATCCAGCTGCTCCAGTTCGTATGTATGTATCTGTACTATAATCCCAGCTAAACCCGTATGGGCCTTGATAGTAGTCTGTGCTTAATTGTCCTACAACTTCATTAACTCTAGTATCTGTATATTTCTTAGTAGCTGCTCTAACAGTATTAAATTCTTCTGCTATTCTTTGTGTAATATTCATTAATATCCTTTCATTAATTTAACGCAGCTTCAAATTCTGCTATTGTTCCTACACTATCAATAAACGATTGAAGTCCAGTTATCGAACCAATAGTATGTTGGTCAGATAAACTTCTACCTGTCAAGCTATTATGGTTACTAGCTGTAAACGTTTGTACTAACGATGACTGTCTTTCTTTAATCAAATTAACACTAGCAATAACTATACTAGCAGGATTACCTAAATATGTGTCATTAGTTTTCACGACAATCTTATACATAGGCACTATCTCAGGCATCGGCAAATCATAGTCTTCAAACATTTCAACTTCAGCCTCGGCTAGTGTACTGTATTCATTTTTGCCAACAAGCAATTTGATAGGCTTTCTACTGTCATTTGTGCCAAGTACCCAATACGCAATATACGAGTTATTGCTAGCCTCTATTATAGAACCAGATGTTCCAGAAATGCTATTATATGATGCATAAGTTGTACCATGCAAATAAGGCATAATACTTCCAGTAGTAGATGTATATGAACCATTAGAATCTACATACAGTACTTCTAAGTTTGCAATATCTAATTCCTGCTCGTATGGATTACTTCCTGTAGTAGAGTTAGTAACAACATGAACTAAATCTTCATCAGCCAATACTAAAGGAGTTGCAAATCCAAGTGTGACTTCTGCATCATTATCTAATGTGTAACTTGCAGATCCTCCAGTTCTCCATACAGCTCCTATGTCAACATGTTGCGTAGAATGCCATTGGGTATCTACTTCTGCTCCATGTCTTTCATCTCCAACTATTATAGCTTTTTGTGATGTTGAATTCCAATAAACATATCCAACTAATAAGTCTTCTGTAAAACTAGGTATATCTCCTATCTCTACAAGAGAATCTAAGTTTTTATCATACTTAATGTATCTTCCACCATCAGTATTACCTATAACTAAATCATAACTTCCTGTTAACTTAACAAGTGTACCGTTTTGGTAAACAGGAGTCTCAGAATTTAGAGTAAGAGTAAAAGTTCTAGTATTATCATTAAAACTTATAGACGATGTATCCCTGTCAACAAACCCTATAATATCTTTAGTAATTTCTCCAATTTTTGGGATTATTCTATCAACAACTTCTTGAACATTGCTTCCTCCAATATCATTAGTAACATCATCATAACTTATATTAACGGCAGATCCGTTGGCAGCCAATCCAGCTTTTCTATACCAGTGAAATGCGCTGTAACCAGTAGAATTACTATATGAAAATGTACCATCACCATTAGATGTGTATACTTTAACCAACACATCCTCAGGCTCATCAGAGATACTGTCTGCAGTCATTCTATGTGCTTCCGATATCCATGCTTCAAGTTGTGAATCAGTAGCTCTAGCATCTGCGGCAGTAGCGTTAGCTCCAGCATCTAGTACAGCTTGTCTTAGAGGCTCACTAGTAATATCATTAATAGCTAAAGTATCTCCAGCTACTGTATTTATATTCGCCAAATTAGCATATATTGCATCTATCGTTTCTTTATCTGCAAAAATTGAATCAAGGGTAGCTTTATCAGCGTAAATCGAATCAAGTGTAGTCTTGTCGTTAAATATACTATCAAGCTTAGATTTATCTGCAAATATACTATCAAGCTTAGATTTATCTGCATAGAGAGAATCCAGTACAGCCTTGTCTGCATATAGACTGTCAAGTGTTATCTTGTCAGCAAATAAACTATCTAATTTAGCCTTGTCAGTGTATAAACTATTGATAGCAACACTATCTCCAGCAAAAGAAACAATAGACTCCATATTATTAGCTATAATTGTAAGGTCAGAACTTGCTCCAGAAAGAGTTGTGTACATCCATGTTATATCTCCATATATACAAGTTCTATCTTCGGATGCCTCCTGAACAGTTAATTGTTTACCTCGTATATCTCGAAGTATTTCTATAAAATCTCTAGCCATTTTATTCCTTTTTTATTTAGTCGCATACAGCATACTCTGGATGCTCAACTTCCATAAGCTCATCGATAGTCCATTTATCTAATGCTTTGTAAACCTGCAGCATATCCTTTGGTAGAGATATGTTACTTTCAGTTTTATATTTTGTATAATTAATATATCCAAAATATAAATCTTTTTCTTCATCAGTCATATCTGCAATGCAGTTTAAAGATAGTGCTTTTTCGTATGCTTCTAAGAAGTGACTACTAAATATAACTATTTCACCATCAACTCTTCTGTCTATTCCGTAAGGAGGCTTAGAACCAATAAGATCTTTTACAAAAGAAATTCCATCAGTAAGAGTTATGTCACCATACATAATAGTATCATTGAATGAATTAAATGCCCCACCCATATTAAGACTCCATATCTAAATCTAATGTTCCATCAGATTGTTTTCTTATCGAAGACAAGATTGATTCAATCTTACCATTATAATGCATAATTAATTTTGTAGCTGCTTCATCATGTGCTTTTTTCTTATCTCTACTTAAAGATCCTGCTACAAATTCTGCTAATGGATAACATAGTTCATTGTCTATATCAAGTGCGTCAGAGTCATGAACTGGAAGCTTTGGATTTCTCATTAGGTAATCTCCAGTAGCTTTCCTCAAAATATCTTTGTTTCTATTTAGGGTAAGAAGGTGCAGAGCCTCAGCTTCGTTAGCAACCATATTAAACCCATATGACAACATTGACAACATAACATTCTCGTCTGATGGCAATGCGTTATCGCCAGTTAAAAGACCTTTTACAAGATATTTAAAACTTCCATATGTCATATTAGATTCCTTTTATTATATTATTTTTATATTTTTTATTAATTTGTATCTAAACACAATTATACTTCACATTTGCTTAATTTAGTATTAGTTACTCTATTCTTCTACCATTCGGTAAAACAATTCTATTAATACCTTTACCTTTTTCGTTCTGACAATACTCCATTAACTGTTTTTTGTATTCAGGATTTCTATCAAATTGAGACTGACTAGGAGCATAAGACCAATTACCTTCATTACCACTCCATTGTCCACCTTCTGCAGATTTTAATCCCTGTATTACATAAGGACTCTCATCGCTAAATGTAGGATGTCCTGGTAGTTTTCCACCAGCAAGGTAGCCTAAACCCAACCCTTGAGGATTATCTAAGGCATGCTTACCAGTTCTTATTCTTTCAGCTTCATTTAACGCTTGTTCATCAGTAAGAATATAATCCCCTTTTAAAGCAGAGTTTGTTTGTAACCTGGAGGGTACAAGACCTTGACTTCCTGCAGAGTTATTTAACAAATTAACAGCATCTGTTAATGTAAACATATGAGGACCATTATTAGCTATTTTCATAGTATCAACTCATTTTTTTTTTTTTTGATAATTTTTGTTTCATTTGTATCCTAACTATTCATTTTGTAAGCATTATACATTTGTATTGCTTAATTATTTATTTATTAATAAGCTATTTTATCAAATATATACTTTATATAAGCTTTTATATTTTAAGCATAACTGCTATACGCATTATCGCTATATACATCACCAGACTCTACTCTTGACCATATTCCACCCTTGTTTTTAGACATATTATGATTGGTAGAATAAGTGTCTAGATAGTCAGCAAGCCCTGGAACAGGATATCTTATGTCAATCATACCAAGCTGAGACACTGTATCGATAAAGTCATCTTCGGCTCCAAATCCAGCATACGTAACATATTTCAATTGATTAAGCGCCTCTCTCATATCTTGAGTATTTCTTAATTCATTAGGAAAAAATATTTTTTTATTCTGGAACATTGGAAGCATCATTCTGAATCTCCAGTGTTTGTTTCCACCTTCAAGTCTAGACATGATTCCTTCAGCTCCCTGCTTAGCACCTTTCTGTCTAGCAATGGTAAACCATTCACTTCTCTTGAGCATCATTTCTTTTAATGCGAATATATGAGCTTTTTGCTGACCATCTACTTCTATCCCGACATCAACACTTCTTCCTCTTGATGTAGCCCAATATTTAACCATTCTAAATAGTTCATCATATTGCTCCTGAATGCCTTGTCTTTTTACACATAAATCAAGAAGATAATAATCTTGGTTTGGACCAACAGCCCAAGTTGTTATTGCACTAAAATCACTTTTTGCCTCACTTGTAGTAGTAAAGTCAGTGGTTATGTATATATTATATGCACCAAGTCTTGATTCTATATCTGATCTAGAATACCATTCAATCATTGAATCTTGGATCATTCTATCTTCTTCTGAACTAATTCTAAGCATAAGCTCTTGGTTGAATGCTCTAGTCGAATTTGATCCAGCTGCATCTTCGTATCTTTCCATTACTCTCTCATAGGAATGCATTTGTTCCCATGCTCCAACAAAGTCTTCTCTCTTTAAGTCTGGTCCGATTCGTTCACATATTGGCAAACAAACTGGAGTCCAAGAGCCAGATTCAAGAGCTGAGTAAACGGGATCCTCTTTGTTAAATGGAGTATTAACAAGTATAACTTTACCTCGTCTACCATCAAGTGCATTAATTGCATCAGAATATAGCATTGACCTAACATTGTTCATTATTGTTTCAGAGTTAGCATCAGCTTCTGTCTTAATAATATCGTCACCAAATATAAGTTGAGGTCTTTGACCTTTATATCTAATACCCCTGATAGATGAGTTTCCACCTTTGGTTTTAAACATAAACGATCTATCTAAAGCCTTTCCTTTTCCTTGTCGAAGGAACTCACATTCTTGGTCTGTAAATCTCATGTCTTCAAAGAATTCATTACAAAATATACTTTCCTCACACATATCTCTAATGGTGTTTGCCATAACTTTAGCACCACCTTCCTGAGAATCACCTATGCCAACAGAAAATGAAACACTACCAAAGTTTGGCATTGTTCCTTTTATTGCTAAATATACTGGCATGAATGCAGTTATAATTGTTGATTTAGCTGTACCCCTTGAAGCAATGATAGCTATCTTACGTGAGTTGATTCTAATCTTTTCCTGTATATGAGGAGCATATGGATAATTCTCTCTCTTTACATTTCCAAAAACTAAATCAACAAGAAAATAATGCATTAAAGCATTACCAACTTCTGGCTCTTTTCCAAGAACCAATCTTATGACATTAAAAAAATCTAGAGCATCTTCTGATGGAGAATATCCACCAAAGGTCAAATCTATATTATCCAATGCTTCATCTACATTAAAAGAATAATCACTAGCCATTATGAGTTCTCCTCTACTAATTGTGCATCAAGAATTTCGTCCATATTTATATTTAACTTCTGAACATCAAGAATATTCTTTCCAGATTCCAAATCAAGCTTTTGTTGTCTAGCAATCAACGCAAGCTGATTAGTCATTTCTGCGTATACACTCTTAGATTCTTTATCCATACCAACTTTAAGATTTATTGTACTATCTTCTGGCATTTGAGTAATCTCTCTAAGTTCTTTTGCAGCTAGATGTTGAACATGTGCAGAAACCTTTTGATCTGTTCCAGATGCAATTCCATTCATCAAATCAAACTGTTTTTTTACAGCAGCATGAAAGTATGGCTGATATGTAACATACGCTGGAACCATCATCTTTTTGTCTATCTCCACAACCATGTCGCTATTGTTATATCCAGAAACATGAGAGGCAATAAATCTATTCTCGTTCACTAGCTTGTCATATCTATCTGGGAAAACAATTGCCCATGCCTGTTCATTGGTAACACCTGGACTATTTTTTAAACAACAATATTTTACTGCATTAACAAGCTGCTCAATCGTGGCTCCTTGTTTTCCAAGTATATGCATTGAACCCATTAATTTTTCTTCAAAATAATTCTGGTCAATATCAGTATTTAAACTTACATTGTTTATTTCATTAGCAATTTCTTCTGTTGCTCTAGCACCACATCCCTTTGGAAGGAATTTCTTAATCTTTTCAACTGTAATATTCTGACTATGATTCACTACTGGAAGCAGCGGATCAGTGGTTTGTTTATTTTCAGATTCATTCATTTAAAACTCCATCTTGTTTTGTTCAAGCAAAACTCTGTTTACATTTTTATATTCTCTAGCCATTGTTCTTACAGCGGAACTAATATTCTCAGAACCAGTATGTTTAGTACCGTATATCTTTAAAATATCAATTGTCTCTTGGTCTAAAAGCAATGTTTTTTTAATACCTTTACCCATGTTTTTCCTTTATTTTTTCGTTAAATATCATACAAATATTAGTGCATGATACTTTTATTATACTAACATTATACATTTAAATGTCTTAAGGAATTCTTAAGAATTATTAGGAATTATTAGGAATTAGAAATTAACAATTATAAGATTATTTTTAATTATTTTATTAAGTAGTTTATTATGGAGGAAGACAAGGTGCACGATACCTAATGCTTTCGCATCGCTTCACTTAGCAGGCGAGCCTAGAACCTATCTAGTTTATCTTCCATTTGGCATGCGATCAAAGAATCGAACTTTGTCTACGAGGGTTTGGAATCCTGCACGTCGCCATGACTGTATCACATATTTTTGTGTTTAATTTTTCTAGTATATTTCTTTCTAGACTCTATACTTTTAGTCTGTAAATTTATTTCTCTTTGATAATTTTTTATTATATTGATATCTCTACTTTGCTTTGCCTTCTCCATAGCATCTCCTTGCAGCACTCATAGAATCATTTGTAGCACAGCTACACCAGCGAACAGCATTCTTTCTAGCAAATCTTTTATTATCTTTCTTTGTCATTTTATTAATCCTTTTTTATAATTTAGCAATAAACTTAAGAACATCATCTAAATCAAAAGTATTTCTTAGATAATTTGCTCCAAGAGTTGTAAACTGTACGTTTCCTTCTATATATCCTCTATTGTTATCTATTCTATCAACAGAAGCTTGATCAAGTTCTTTAGAAGTTCGTTGTTTTGCATGATGCATCTCTATGTTTGTTATTGCACACAAGCCTTTTTGTTTGTTCCATATAGTTTCTAAATATTCAGCACTAATTATAGGTTGTGTTTCATTGAAAGAAAACTTACGCTTTCTAATGTTTATCAAATAGTGGTTGAATGGATTAGACTTTTCTATAGCTTTTTTAACTACATATTCTTTTCCACAATCTCTACTACAGCAATGAACGCCATTTCTATCTATTGTTTTCTTTATAAGCCTATTTTCTTTACTAAAAAATACACCACAAATTTTGCATTCTACTGTTGAGCTTGGTCTATTATATTTACTCATATTTGTCCTTGGATAATTGTTTTATACTTGAAGTATAACACAGTTCTCCTTAACATTAACTTTACAATGGAAGAGGATGTGGGATTCGAACCCACGGTGCTTGATGATATCTCGCACACTAGCTTTCAAGGCTAGCACAATAATCCATCTCTGACAATCCTCCAATTGGTACCCAAGGAGAGAGTCGAACTCTCACTGCTTTCGCCACGGTTTCTAAAACCGTTCCCTTTTCCGTTCGGTTACTTGGGCAATTAAATTTGGTACTCCCAACAGGACTTGAACCTGTACGATATTACTACCACAAGATTTTAAGTCTTGCATGTCTGCCATTCCATCATGAGAGCAATGGTGCAAGTTGGTGGAATCGAACCACTCCCCTAAGGACACGGTTTACAGCCGTGCTGCTAGATCCAAGCTAACTTTCAACTTACATTGGTGTGGTTCTTTTTAAAGTCTCAACCACGAAGAAACGACTGTAGTTTTGTGCCAAGTTTCGTGCATTAAAAAAGGGAGGCATCTTGTTAGAAACTTCCCTTGGATTTTTTATTAAAGTGAACTTGAAGTTATCCTCCAAGTCCTCCTATTCCATGAGAAGTTCTCGTCAGCCAAGACGAACTTAATAAATAACTATATAATGATAATGATAGTAATTTTCTCATGGTAATTTCCTTTAATTTATTTTAGATAACTGTTATACGTAGTATATACTATTATTGCTTAATTTATTCTTAATTTAATTGGTCGTACTTCTAAGATTTGAACTTAGGACTCCCAGCTTATCGGGCTGGTACTCTACCGCTGAGTTAAAGTACGATTTTGGTCTGAAAACCTAGAGTCGAACTAGGATCTTCTGGGCTTCAACCAGACGCTCGTACCACATGAGCTATCTTCAGATGGCGGTGTATATCGGATTTGAACTGATGACCTTTTCCTTGACAAGGAACTAAACTAACCACTGTTCTAATACACCTATAAAATTTGGAAGAGGTGGCAGGATTCGAACCTGCGAATCACTGGATCAAAACCAGTTGCCCGTACCGCTTTGCTACACCTCTATTTGGAATCCCATCAAGGAGTCAAACCTTGCATCTTTGGAGTCGAAATCCTAGACGAATTCACTATGGGATATCTGGTCAGGATGACAGGACTTGAACCTGCATGCGTGTCGCTCCAGACGACCTAGGAATAGCCATTTCCCTACACATCCTGAATGGTGCCCAATTACGGATTCGAGCCGCAGACCTTCTGATTACAAATCAGCTGCTCTAGCCAACTGAGCTAATCGGGCATTAATTAATATGGAGTCC